GCGTTACGGCCCGACTTTGCCTGAAGATTACTACAGACAGTTGATTATATATGCATTTCTGTACACTTTAGAGATGGGAGAGATGCCAAAGTTCGTTGGAGTCAACTATTTACGCTTTGATGACACGTTTTTCGTTAAAATAGGCCAAGACCAGTTGGATGAGGCTCGTGATTTGATAAAAATGGTACACGATTGTCTCAAAGAGAAGATGGATATAGAGGAAAACTACGAGCAGATACCCCAAAACCTCTGTAAATGGTGTTCCTACTGGAAAGGTAATGGAGGACCATGTGATGCAGAACCTCCGAAATGGGTTCCCAAGAAAAGTGCATGGAAGAAAGGTCCTAAATCCGAGAATGTGACGCTTGATGAGACCGAGGTAGAAGCAGGAACTACGGTAGAAGGCGAAGAAGGCGAAAAGAACACAGTATGGGACGATTAGGGCGAAACCTTTATATAGGACTGAGGAGTAGGAGTAAACCATGACTGATGAGGACGACGGTCTTTTCGAGACTGTAGGCAAAGCAGCAGATAAGATAGGACAAACCTCTATTGGTAAGCGCGTAGGCGCTGTAGTAACTGTTTTATTGCTGGCACTCCTTAGTGGAGGCGCTAATATGACTGTTCTCCACGACTATTTTAACGGCGACGATGGACCTATTGGTGGTTGTATGCAAACAGACGCTACCAACTATAATTCCAAAGCCACTTATGATGATGGAAGTTGTAACTTCTTGATTATTATATATGGTTGTACTAATTCTGAAGCTGTAAATTATCAGCCGAATGCCACGCACGATGATGGTCGTTGTGTAGTTATAAACGACAACCCTAATGGTACTGCGAATGAAACCTCTGCTATCTATGGTTGTATGGATATGGAAGCTAACAATTACGACGATAAGGCTACGGAAGACGATGGTACTTGCGATTATGAAGATGAGTATGAGGAAGAACATGGGAATCACAGCTCAGTGCATTTCTATCCCGGTTGGTATAACGAAGAGTTGGATAACATGTCCGTTTTCTGGGTAGACCCAGATGCTGAAGGTATATCCGTATTGACAGATATAGATACAGATTGTTATGATTATAATACTTCTGTATTACTTTATGTAGATGTATGGACTGACACAAACGAAGATGGAGAAAATGAGGAATATATGTACAAAGACTTAGTTATGACCGTCAACGGTATGGATTGGGACGAGCATTGGTTGAATTTCACTTTTGAGGAACTCAACGAGACAGAAGGCACATGGTCTATGTGGGTAGCATTATTTGTATGGGACACTGAAACTGAGGACTATTACTTTGAACAGCAATTCAATATTCCCATGATAAGGGTGGAGGCAGAAGCATGAGTAATCACAAAAAAGACGCGATGAATCCAGATGGTAATTTCGCTAACTTTATGATGGCAATGGTGGCAGCACCAGTAGTAATGGCTTGGGTAGGATTATCTATATTTTTAGTTACGATGGCTTTTAGAGATTCTGGTATAGTATCAGATATAGAATCTTACAAATCAGTACTTCTAATTATAGGTTCACCAGCATTGGTTATTATATATAAAGTATTAGAAATATGGACTGCTCAACAGAACAGTCTGATTGAACAGACCCGAAAGGGTACTTTCCGCAATGGAAATCATAATCATGGCGAAGAAGAAGAAAGCACAAAAGAAGAAAAAATCTAAGTGGTACTAAAGATGGAAGCTAAATACTGCAAGTATTGTGGTAAAGAGCTGAATCGACATGAGAAATCACGCTGTATGGAATGCTTTCTTAAGCTAGATAATGGCGTATGCTATCCCCCTAATTGGTGGGATAAACACTTACCTTAGCGGAACCTTTATTAACCCTTACATCCTACGTATTATAGTGGCTCCTATACGGACCACTGAACCACAGGAACTTACGCAATAGTATCCATGGGGCCACACAACGAAAGCTTTATATAGGGCTTAGGTATATGGGTTAGAGTGATATTATGGCTAATAACACAACAACAAACGAAACGCTAGAAGTAGTAAGTGACTCTGGTATGCTAGATATGTTAATGGATAACATGATGTATATCGGTGGAGCAGCTGTTCTGGTTGCTTTGGGCTGTGCAGTAGCATGGATGAAAGTACCAGCTTTCCGCTTGATGGCGAGAAAGATGTACGCTAAGTTTATGCGTCAGCATGGTGACGAAATGGAAGAGTTGTATGAAAAATACCTCACCAAAGCAATGAAAGTGAAACTAGACGCTACTCAGAAGGCAAAAGTTAAGGCAGCTATTTTAGAAAAGGCAATCTTAGCAGAAGTAGACCACAAGGCAAAAGCTATTGAGAAGGAACTTGTAAAAGAAATTCGAGACGTAGTTAAAAACCTGTGAAAGTAGAAGAATACGAGGCCAGACTGCGCCAACGCATAGGAGAAGGAGAATATGAACGTCATAAAGAACTTGTCCGGTTGTTGGCACGCAATCTCTGGCTTGAAGACGTGCTTTGGGAAGAAGTTACTGTACATATTCGGGACATTAACTTACGAACAGAGCTCTTGCGACAGAGAAACTCTATTGTTAGGGACATTCATACTGAGTTCAGGGCTCTTAATATTGAAATACCTACTGTAGTAGAAAAGAATACAGAGCAGTTTGTAAACCTGCTAGAGGATATGGTAGATGATGACGATTCCAGTGAAGAACGAACAGAAGACGCTTAACGCGGCTATTTCAGGAAAGGCGGCACATGATTCAAGGTTCTTAGAGGATATTTTCGAACAGTGTAGACACGACGACAAGAAAATGACTGTCCTACTTAGGGCATTCTGTGAAACCTATCTGATAGATTCTGAACGACGACCATTAAAGCTTAGGCCACTTCAGGAAAGGATAATAGTTAGTTCTCTAACATATCCAAAGAGCGGTAAGCAGCGCAAAATGGCGATATTGGCTCCACGAGGCTGTGGCAAGTCCTATGCCCTTTCGGTAGCTGCAACTGTGTATATGTTTTTTAAGCGATTCAGGGATTTAGTTTTTGTCTTGGCTCCATCTGAGGACCAAGCCGCACTTATATTTAACTATGTGTATAGACATTTCTCTGATAATGCTTTTCTTAGTAGCTTAGTTAAATCTTACAGGTTCCATAACAAACCAAACATTACTATGAAAGGCGGGACTATACTACGCAGAGCTCCTATGGCTCCATCCAATCAGGGTCAGGCTATACGAGGCCAGCACCCGACATTCTTAATTATAGATGAGAGCCCTTTGATAGATGATAAGTTATTCATTGACAATGTAGAGCCCTGTATCATAGCGAACAAGGCGCCCTTTATAAACTTGGGTACCCCGAAAAGTAAAGAAAATCATATGTATCGTTATCTTTATGATGATGCATATGCAGATACGTTTGAAAGGTTAGTGTTCAGTTGGAAAGACGCTATAAAGTGTGGTAGAGCTTATTCTGCCCCATATACTGAAGAAGAAATGCTTGACAAGATGATGGAGTGGGGAGAAGACTCAATATATTGGAGAACAGAATATGAATGCGAATTCGTCGAATCAGTCTCACAAATCTTTAACCCCGAAGCGCTTAAGAGGTGTAGAGTACGAGGACAAACCTTTGTCGAAAGAGGAATACCTTATCCTAACTGTAGTGTCGCTGTTGACATTGGTAAATCTGTTAATAGCACTGTTATCAGTGTATGGAGTACCGAAAAGGCCGATGAGGGAAATGTTGCACGTCTTATATGTTTGGAGGAAATCAATCCTAGAACTGGCGGACATGACATTCCATATCAACGTAGGCGTATCATGGACACTGCTAGAGATTTTAGTGCTGAGCGTGTCATTATTGACGCTACTGGTATTGGTGGTGCGATTGAACAAGACATAAGAAAAGGATGCTACGAAGAAGGTATGCACTTTATACCCTTCATTTTCACTGGTGGTCCAAAAGGTACGAAAACCCAAGCATATAGGGATTATGTTTCGTACATCCAACAGGGGCTGGTCAAAATACCACACCCTGAAGGATTACCACCAGAGGAAGCGAAGTTAGTTAATAAATGGTTAAGAGAGCACACAGAGTTGGAATATGTTATGGATGCAGCCAATAAAACAGAAAGAATAGCTGCTCCAGATGGAAAACATGATGATTATTGTGATAGTTCAGTTATGGGAATACATGCTGCTCTATCAATGATGCCCGCTAGCGCTACTTTTGCTAGCGTACAATTAAGTACCCCTACTCCTAGAATAGACAGAACGGGGAGTATACCCTCTGTTTTTAAGACCGGAGGAGTCAAGAATAGGGTAAACAAACATATACCGGGCGGTTTATGAGCGAAACCTTTATATACTCCGTTTATATAGTAGTATAAGATAGCCATGGCTCTACGTGATTATTTGCCTTGGAACAGGCGTCAGTTTGCAACTAAAGGCACCAATCCTCCTTATTCAAAGGATGACCCACGCAGCTACGGTGAGGGCGTTATTCGACGTATCCAACTACAGCAAAGTACGGGAATGTTTGGTGCAGCAAGTCATGAACCGCAGATAGGTGATGCAAGAACGTACATGAATGTGTACTTAGCAGACCCTATCGTAAAGACGTTGATTGACCTGCCTTGTTTATATGCAGCCAAAGACGGCTATGACATTGTGACAGATAATGACGTAGAGCGTGATGCTATCGCCCTAATGTTTGACGAGATAAACTTGGACCAGATTTTATATGGTTGGTTAAGGAATGGAAGAATTTTTGGAACATCATATCTAGAATGGACAGGTGACAATTTAGTGTTAAGGTCTTCTCTTAATATGTATGTACAGAGAGACGATAATGGTCAAGTTATGTATTATTATCAGGATTTAGGAGATGACAAAGACTCAGTTCGGTTTGAAGATAGCGAAATTGTTGAATACAAAAACAACTCATTCGATGATTATGCTTATGGTTTATCTGACATCCATCCAATTCTGTATCTGGTTGACCTTAAAGATTATGCAGAACGGGATGTCGGAGCTGCTCTCAACAAATACGCTAATAGTCGCTTTGATATTAGCTGCGGACTTCCCGATATGCCTTATAATGCTGACAAGATTAACGAAGTACTTGCAGCCTTTAACTCCTTAGAACCCGGTGAAGATATTATTCACGGTAATGATATAGTAGTTAAGGAGATGCAGGGTACACAACGAGCGTTTGAGTATGGAAAGTACACAGACGATATTCTTAAGAAGATACATATAGCATTGAAAGTACCTATAACAATGTGGGAGAAGCCAGAACAGGCAAGGCCCATTTTCGAACCCTATGTTAAACATTTACAGTCTGCTGTAGAAGCAGCTATAAATTCCCAGTTGATGCCACAATTAGAAAGTGGTAATGCCCGATTTAAGTTCAGGCAAATTAATGTTAACGATGCCTTTGTGAAAGCAAAGACAGATATGGTATACCTTTCTGAGGGAGTTCTTTCGCCCGGTGAAGTAAGGATGGAACGTGGTCTGAATCCAGATGGCGTGACAGAGATACAGGACACAGAAGAGAATGTAAATGTCTCTGGTGGAAAAGACCAAGATAAGAAAGAAGAGTCCAAAAGGACAGAAAACAGAGCTGGTAATAAACCAGCCGCAAACAAAACAGGGGATAGGGAAAAATGACAAAAGATAAAGAGCTAGATGAGTATCTATATGAAAGTTGTTTAATAGATGCGGGGCTTAAGCTTAAGAAGAGGGGCTTTAAGAATTACCAGAAAGTGGCAGCTGATATGTGTCGCATTAGGGTAGATGAAGGAAAATTTGACGAAAGAAGTTTTGCTTCTTCAGGCACCAAAGAAGAAATTAAGCGTTCTTTTGCATTGGAAATTGGAGATGTAGACAGTAAAGATGACTGTTATGAATTCCCTGTATACGCCATTACATCTGGTATGCATGATGCGGATGGCGACCAAAAGGTTTATATAGAACCCAATACATTACATAATAATATAGAAGCTTTTAATGAGCTTCCGGTTTACTATAACCATCAGCGAACACCCGACGATTTGTTAGGTATAGCTGTCAACCCAGAATACGTAGAGCTGGATGATGGTTTAAAGGCGGTGAAGCTCTTAGCTCGTATCCACAAGGATGCGGCAAAGGCCAATGAAGTGTTAGAGAAAATAGAAAACGGCGATATGACGCACGTAAGTATCGACTGGCTTTCCAATGACCTAGATGTCATGGGAGAATCATTCGCTACCGATATTCGTCCAATCGAGGTGAGTTTCATTGATAACGAAACTCGTACACCGGTTTGTGACGCATGTACAATCGGAAAGAAATGCGATGAACATGAAATGAAAACGGATTGTGGTTGCGGAAGCGACCATGACAAAGCTTGTACCTGTGAAACAGACGGGTCAACTAGCGAGGAAATAACTATGGCTGAAGAAACAGTTAAAGAGACTGAGACGAACCCCATTGTGGAGCGTGAATTCGCTTCCATGAAGGCAACAATCTCAGAGATGGAATCAGCCCACGCAGAGCTCAATACGAAGTATGAAGACGCTCTCGCAACTATTACCAAGTTTGAGGAGGCCGAAGAGACTAGAGCAGCGGAGCTTGCAAAAGCACGCGTTTCCAGTTTTATTGACTCAATTATCAATAAAGAAACCCTCCTTGGAAAGGTGAATGACGAGAGTGTTGAAGCACGGACTGCCGAGTTATCAGCATGGGACGAGATTAAGCTAGAAGGATTCAGCATCGCTATGGAAAGTATGCCTGTCCCAGAAGAGACAGAACGTACTTTCGGTAAGGGCAAAGCCCACGATGTTGAAGAGAAGCCAGTTGAAGAATCTGAAGAGACCCACCGCATGTTTGCGATGGAAGACGGAAAGATTGTATTCAAAGGGCTGGAAACAGAAAAAGGTGATTAAAAATGGCACAAATAAAAGGAATTATCGTCAACGACGGTGGCGCGCCAGCACGTATCATGAATTTCATAGCAAATGAAGCTATATCAGCAGGGGAAGCATTAACGTTCCACACTAATGGTAAAGCTAAGTTAGCAGTAGACAACGACGCCGGTATAGCCGGTGTAGCTTTGACTGATGCAGCCGCAGCAGCTCAAGTGTCTATGGTAACTGGTAAAGGAGTTATGTTATATATGATATGTAAGAACGACGTGAACGCCGGTGACGCATTGATGGTCGACAGTACAGCAGGACAATTAGTACTCTGCGCTGAAGACGGTTCGAGTAATTTGACTAACATTGCAGTTGCTTACGCATTAGAAGACGCACCAGCAGCTGGTGGATTAACTAAGGTAATGGTGATGTAAACATGGTAACAGCAAATTTAGGTTTAGCATCTTCACAGTTAAATAGTGTAGCTAATCGTGTACTGATAGATTACAAAGATGCAATTCAGGACTATAGAGTCACTGATATGCCAGTAATCTCGATGTTCGCGGAGAGTTTCTCTACAGAAACTGGTGGCGATGTTGACATAACGTTCGGACTACCCAGCATGAAGCTGGAACAGATAGAAGAAGGCGCAACGCCCGCATACCAACACACTGACTTACGCAATGAGCGTATCAATGTGAAGGAATGGGGAATTGCAGTCGGAGTAACCCGTAGGATGATGGAAGACTCAAGGTTTTCAGAAATGGAAATGGCTCTTAACGAGGCTCGCAGAGCAGTCGCACGTCACATTACGGAACACTTTGTTAAGACAGTCTTTGGAATTTTAGATACAACCCTAGGAACTGGTGTAGACGCAGGAAGCATTCTTGCAAACACAACCGAGGCAAATATCGTAGATTTCGATGACAACCCGCACGGAGGATTCTTTGGAGTATCCTCTGACTCAGGCACCCGCTTGGTTGAATATGGAATTTATTCCAAAGCAGACCTAGCAACTCTTGGTGACGGCAATGGTTCACACTATGTCGAATCCGATGGTACTGGTGGAGCAACCGGAGATATAGCATTGGCAGATTTGACCAAGGCTATTGAACTGATTGGAGCAAAAGGTCTTAACGCAGACACGATTCTAATTTCACCCTCTCATTACAAGAGTCTATTGAACTTGGCAGACTTCACGACCCCATTCGCATCAACTAGTCTAACTAGTGGAGCAAAGGGTGGTCTTGATTATGTAAACGACGTATCCAAGAATGCGGTTGTAGGACAACTATACGGTCTTAACGTTATAGTTAACGCTTACATACCAAAGGACAGATACGGTGTTTTCGATATGTCTACCAAACCAGTAGCTTATGTTGAGAGACGTGGTCTTACAGTTGAAGAAGCAAACCCCGGTTTTGGAATAACTGGCAGTTACATGTCTATGAGATATGGACTGAAGGTTATTCGTCCAGAAGCTGGAGTTATCTTCATCGGCGCATAGATTCAATCTGAGTAATCGACATTAACCGCTTGGACAGTGCGGTAACACAAACTGTCCACTTACCCCACAAGGGTAATTCGGAGAGAATAATGCCAGTAAGTAAGTCTAAACAAGGAAAACCTCTAGGAGGAATAGGGGCTGAAAATCAGTCTCATAGAAAACATTCTTTAGTTATAGACGATAGGCTACTTTCCAAACAATATATTACAAATAGAATAGAGGCTAAAATAAGCGATGGCGCTTTAGATGCTTCTTGGGATGGAGATACAATAACAGCTCCATCTAAAAACGCAGTTTATGATTATGTAAGTTCTTTATCGGCCACATCAGACATGTGGGGAGCCGAATCGGGCTTAACTACTTCTAAGACCAGAGCACGCAAGTCTGGCAACGTGGGAATCGGGAACGCCAACAGTATGGCATTCTCTGATATAACACATAAATTAACTATAGATGGAGACATAAGGCTCGGTAAGGATATATCTTCATCTGGCACTACTTCAGCT